CGAAAATGTATCGGTTGCAATTCTTGCGAACAAGAAAACAACTGCAATGGAACTTCTTGGAAGATTACAACTGGCATACGAACATATGCCGAAGTGGTTGCAACAAGGAATATTGATATGGAACAAGGGAAATATTGAGCTAGAAAATGGCTCTAAAATTCTTGCAAGTTCCACTTCTGGTTCTGCTATTCGAGGTGGTTCTTTCAACATCATTTTCTTGGATGAGTTTGCATTTGTTCCTTCTAACATTTCTGAAGAGTTTTTCAGTTCTGTATATCCTACTATTTCTTCTGGTCAAACCACAAAAGTATTCATAGTATCTACTCCAAACGGCATGAATATGTTTTACAAATTGTGGACAGATGCCGAAGAAAAAAACAATGATTATTCCCCCATTTCAGTTCATTGGTCACAAGTTCCAGGCAGAGATGAAAAATGGAAAGAGAAAACGATACGGAATACTTCGGAACGGCAGTTTCAGTCTGAGTTTGAATGTTCGTTCTTAGGTAGTTCTAACACACTTATTTCTACAGAGAAACTTCTTTCGTTAGCTTACAAAACACCAGTTTATCAACAAGGTGGATTGGATGTTTACCAAGAACCGATATTGGGACATACTTATGTAATGGTGTGTGATGTTGCTAGAGGCGTGGGATTAGATTACTCTGCATTTTCTTTGTTTGATGTAACGAAACAACCTTACCGTCAAGTCGCAAAGTACCGAAAAAATGATATTTCACCAATGTTATATCCTAATGTTATTTTTACAGCTGCTCAGAAATACAACGAAGCATTTGTTTTAGTGGAAGTAAACGACATAGGACAACAAGTAGCTGACATACTTTATCATGATATGGAATACGAAAATATGATGATGGTCACGATGCACGGTAGAAATGGTCAACAGATTGGTGGAGGTTTTTCTAAAAATGTATCAATGGGAATCCGTACCACTAAACAAGTAAAACGAATTGGTTGTGCAACTCTCAAAGACATGATAGAGAGAGACAATTTAATCATAGAAGATTTTGATACAATAAGTGAGTTGACAACGTTTATTGGAAAAAGTACATCGTGGGAAGCAGACGATGGAACTCATGATGATTTGGTGATGTGTTGTGTTCTCTTTTCTTGGTTAGTTCAACAGAGGTACTTCAGAGAACTCACAGACCAAGATATAAGAGAAAAAATGTTTTCCGAGCAAATGAAAATGATAGAAGAAGAAATGGTGCCCTTTGGGTTTATTGAAGATGGACATGATCCAGATGAACATTCAATCCCTGGCGATGATAACGTGTGGCAACCAGCTGGACAAGAATGGCAGAGAGAATATTATTAGAGATAATTTTCTTTCTTTATTTCTTCAAAACCAAAGTCATCATCATCTTTCATCTTTTCAGTAACAAGTAACAACAGTAATGCATCAATTTCTTTTTCCAATTCTGGTCTAACACTACGAAGACGATAAAGAAATTTAACGCTACTTTTTTCTACCATCTCTTTACTGACATGAGTAGAGTTGTAATTTTTTTTATTTTGACTTTTAGTTTGTAAAACAAGATGGTCTGGATTTACACAACTATTATTTTCACAAGTTTGGTGAACCACCATATTTTCAGCGATGTCTCCTTTGTGAAGAAGATAAGCAAATCGATGAGCTGGTTTGGATTTTCCATCATAAGAGAACATCCCATAACCTTGTTTTTGTTTGGAAGCGTTCCATTCGTGGCAATTACTGGTTTTAATAACTTTGGAATTGAAACGTTTTAATGCTTTTTCACGTTTTTCGGCCGGGGTTTCGTTCTTTTTCATGCCCTTGTTCCAAAATCCCATAGGGGCATTACAAAGATTATAGAACTCTGGATTTTGTGCGACATTATATTTTTTGTGCAGTTGATGTTCACTAATATTTGCTTCTGCTCTAGTTGAAAAAGTATCAATAATAGTTTTTGTAAAATGTTCATGTGATATCTCCATTACTTCATTGAGTACTTTAGAAGAACCCATATATTCATCATTTTTTGGTGGACAACTACAACTCCGTACACCAATATATTTCATTTGGTTTTTTGTATTTGTAATGATATAGGTGTAATGATATATATTATTAGACATGACATTCTCCGTAACAGAGTGTTACTGTTTAGGATGTGGGAGTTGACTGAAACAGCTCCTTCATCCGAGTTTTTTTTATATTTACTGTATACTATATATAAAAAATGAAATCACAGTTATTTATAAATATTGTTAGAGTAACAAATACTTTGAACAAAAACTCAAAAAATAAATTTAACGGAGAGAAGATATGGCCTTTCAAGTAAGTCCTGGCGTAAACACATCTGAAATTGACCTTACTAATGTAGTAGTATCCGCTGGTACTTCTGTTGGTGGGTTTGCTGGTAGGTTCAATTGGGGGCCAATAGAACAAATTTCTTTGGTTACAGATCAAGATAACCTAGTAGATATGTTTCAAAAACCAGACGATAACAATTTTGAAGCATTCTATACTGCAGCTAACTTCTTAGCATACACAAGTGCTTTGAACGTTGTTCGTGCTGCTAACACAACTTCATCAAATGCAGCTGCACCAAAAAATGCAGCTGCAAATACCGCAACATATGTAAACGTTCAGACAACAACTGTTGAAAGTTACTATAACACATTTGATCCAGAACAAAGTGGAGCAATTGGTGGTGGTATTTCAGGATTTGCTGCACTAGGACCATTTATAGCGAAATGGGCAGGTGCTTTAGGTAACAGTCTTAAAATGTCAATTTGTCCTGCTGATAGACCTTCTGTTACAGGAACAAGCACAGTAACTTGGACTGCTTCAACTGGTGTATTAGAAGGAACCGCAAGTTCTTTATTTTTAGATGAATTAAGAGTTGGAGATGCTATCAAAATTACTGACGAGGTAGGATACCATATAGTAGCTGGAATTACTGATTTGAATACCGCATCAGTATTTGCAACAAGTTCATCCGATACAGCTGATGCGACGGCCAAAGCATTTACAATACAGAAACGTTCTGCGTTTTCGACAACTTCTACTTTTATAAAGGGAACAGCTGTAACTACTGCTGATTCAAAAGTTGTAACAGGAACAGGAACAATGTTCGACAAACAGTTTGTTGTTGGTGATACAATAGTAATTGGTGGAGAATCACACAGAGTTAATACTATCACATCAAATACGGTTATAGGAACTTCTACGAAATTCAACGGTACTAATGCTACCGCTGCTATCGCAAGAGAATGGGAATACAAAGGTGCATTTTCTACAGGAGCACCAACGACTTCCACTTTTGCTGATGACAAAGATATGGCACAAGATGAAATTCACGTTGCTATTATCGATGAAAATGGTGATTGGTCAGGAACAAAAGGAGAAGTTTTAGAAGCACACGCTAATTTGTCAGTCGCAAGTGCATCAAGAGATGGTCAAGGTGAAGATATTTTCTACAAGAATTTCATCAATAAGTATTCAAAATATGTGTGGTGGTTAGACCATCCAACAATGGGTGCTCACGGAACAACTTCATCTGCAGTAGCCGGTAACGATACCGCTGGTAACGGAACATTAGTTACTGACGGAACTGCAACATTCCGTGCTTGGGGTGCAACCGCTGATGCATCGGGTGCTCAAACACAAGATACATTTGAAAATGCATCATTTCCATTGTCACTTAGTTTTAATGGTGGAACAGACGGAACAGGTCCGTCAGGTGCTGATATTATTCGTGCATATGACCTAATGGCATCTGCTGAAGATGTGGATATTTCACTTGTGTTGTGTGGTAATCACAGTTCAACAGTCATAAGACACGTTATTGATAATATTGCTGATGCAAGAAAAGATTGTGTTGCTTTCTTTTCACCAGAAAAAGCAGATGTTGTTGGTGTAACAGATTCTTCAACTGCTACAGATAACGTAATTGATTTTAGGGATACTGTCAATAAGAATTCCTCTTACGCTGTTATGGATTCTGGATATAAGTATCAGTTTGACAAACACGCTGATAAATTCAGATATGTTCCATTGAATGGTGATACAGCTGGAACTTGTGCTAGAACAGATCAAGTTCGTGATCCTTTCTTTTCCCCAGCTGGTTTTACCAGAGGTCAGATTAAAGGTGTGGTAAAACTTCCTTACAATCCTAAGAAAGCGGAACGTGATAAGTTGTACCAAGCACAAGTCAATCCTGTTGTTTCATTTCCAGGCGAAGGAACACTCCTTTTTGGAGATAAGACACAATTAACTAAACCATCTGCGTTTGATAGAATCAACGTAAGACGATTATTCATTCTTCTGGAAAAAGCAATTTCAAATGCTGCTAAGTTTCAGATGTTTGAATTCAACGATGAGTTCACACGTTCACAGTTTGTTGCAATGGTAGAACCTTTCTTGAGAGACATTCAAGGTAGAGGTGGAATACAGGACTTTAGAGTCGTGTGTGATGCTTCTAACAATACTGCTCAAGTTGTAGATTCTAATTCGTTTAGAGGAGACATTTTTATCAAACCTTCACGTGCTATCAACTTCATCCAACTCAACTTTGTTGCTGTTAGAAGTGGTGTAGAATTCTCTGAAGTCGTTGGTGCTGTTTAATATTTTTGATATAAATAATTACAACAAGATTAGGAGAAATTAAATGGCAATAGGAAAAATTTCAGATTTTAAGTCGGCGCTCTCATTAGGGGGCGCTAGACCTAGTTTATTTGACGTTCAAATATACTCTCCGTCTGGACCTGAAGGGTTGGAGGCACTACGGAAATCTCAGTATCAATGTACTACTACTTCAATTCCTGGCTTAACTATTACACCAATAGAAAAGCAATACTTTGGTCGAACAGTTAAAATCCCTGGCGAAATGACGTTTGGAACTTTATCCACCACGTTCATTAATCCAGAAGATTATGGAATAAGAATCGCGATGGAGAAATGGGCAGAGTATATTAACGGAAGCGAAAACAATTTAGCGGGGAGTGTGGTTCCGGCTGATTGGTATACTACGATTATAATAAGACAATATACAAAAGATGGTAGTGTAGCAATAGACTTTAATTTTCAAGATTGTTGGCCAAGTGCTGTTGATGCAATGGAGTTAAGTTATGACACAACAGGTGCAATGGAAGAATTTAATGTTACTTGGGAATATAACTATTACACTACAACTGCTCAACTTACTTCCACAGACTTGGGCGACCAAGAATAATTTAAAAGGAAAAATATGGCATTTGCAGTTTCACAATTTAAATCTAACATTGCTTCAAACGGCGGGGGCGCAAGACCTAATTTATTTAAAGTAAAAATAGATAATTCGATTGATGGGTCTTTATCTTTCAAAAACAACGAAGCTATACTAGTTAAATCTGCACAGATTCCAGGCTCAACTATTGCTGCTCTTCCTGTAAACTATGTTGGAAGACCAATTAAATATGCTGGATTTAGAACTTTTGATAACTGGACGACTACTATAATTAATGATGATGACTTTTCTATGAGAAATAAGATCATGGAATGGATGAGAACAATTTCTGGTCAACTTGACGGCGAAAGAAATACGGATTATGGTCCTTATGCAACTGTAGATGGAGCATATTTCGAGGGACAAGCTACCGTCACTCAGGTAAACAAAGACGGTGAAGATGGTCAAAGTTACACCATTAATAATATTTGGCCTACAAATCTTGGGGAGATTGCTCTTTCGTGGGAAACTGACGGTATAGAAGAGTATTCAGTAGAATGGTGCTTTGATACATGGTCATCAAACTAATCATAGAAATAGATAAATGAATGGCTTTCGGAATCTCAGAATTCAAATCAAATCTAACAGGGGGTGGTGCACGATCATCCCTTTTTAATGTTAATCTTAACTTCCCCTCCGCTCTATCGGTAGTCGGTAGTGACAAATATAAATTCCTAATTTCAGCCTCATCTATTCCCGCATCTACACTTACAACATACGACATATTCTATCATGGAAAAGCACTAAAAGTTGCATCCGATAGAACTTTTGACGCGTGGGAAACTACAATTATCAACGATGAAAATTTTGATATACGAAAAAATCTTGAAAGATGGATAAATTTAGTGTCAAAACCTGACCTAAATACTAGAGATATCGATATAGTAGGAACATCTGCAGTCAACGAAGGCACTAATGCTGATTACAAAACAGATTTAAATGTAACTCAGTATAGTAAAAATGGGAAGTCATTACAAACCTATTATTTTAGAGGTGCGTTTCCAACTTCAATATCTAGCATTCCTCTTAGTTGGGAGTCTAGTGCAATAGAAACTTATACTTGTAATTGGGCATATGATCATTGGGATCGAAAAGACGTTCTTGGTGGAGATGAAACAGATGAATAAACATTATATTAGGAGAATAAATTATGGCTTTTGAAATATTTGGTTTCAAAATTGAAAGAAAGAATCAAGGAGCAGCAAACGCAAGTATTCCAGCATTTACTATGCCGGAAAATGACGATGGTTCCATGATGGTATCTGGAGCTGGTGCTTACGGAACCTCTCTAGATTTAGATGGTCAGTATAAAACCGAAATTGAACTGATCCTAAAATATCGTGAAATGGCTCAAACTTCTGATTGCGAAATAGCAATAGACAATATTATCAACGAATCAATTGTAATAGATGATACACGAAATCCTGTTGATATTATCCTTGACAAAACAAATCTATCTGATGGAATCAAGAAAAAAGTAATTAATGAATTCAATACAGTATTGGATTTGTTGAATTTTAATAATTTTGGTTACGATATTTTTCGTAGATGGTATGTAGAAGGTAAATTATACTATCATATTATGATTGATGAGAACAATCCAAATCTTGGAATTGTTGAACTCCGTAGTCTAGATGCTACAAAAATCAAAAAAGTAAAACAGATCAATCAAAAAGATACAGCTGACCCAAAGAAAAAAGAAGTAAGTGTCAATTCAATGTTCAATTATAATGAATCTGGATTGGGAAATAGAACTTCTGATGGTATACTAATTTCAGGTGATAGTATCGCATACTCTACTTCTGGTTTACTCAATCCTACAAAAACTGGTGTATTATCCTATCTCCACAAAGCAATCAAACCACTCAATCAACTCCGAATGGTAGAAGATGCTATTGTCATCTATCGTATCTCACGAGCACCTGAACGAAGGATTTTCTATATTGATGTTGGTAATCTACCTAAATTAAAAGCAGAACAATATATTCGTGACATCATGACACGATATAAAAATAAACTGGTTTATGATTCAACTACTGGTGAAGTCAAAGACGACAGACGACACCAATCAATGTTGGAAGATTATTGGTTGCCTCGTAGAGAAGGTGGTAGAGGAACAGAGATTACTACTCTTCCAGGCGGAGAAAATCTAGGTCAATTAGAGGATGTAGAATACTTTCAAAAGAAAATGTACAAGGCAATGCACGTTCCTGTATCTCGACTAGAGGCTGACTCTGGTTTCTCTTTGGGGAGAGAAAGCGAGATTACTAGGGACGAGCTTCTTTTCAGTAAGTTTATTGGTAAATTACAAACAAGATTTTCAATGCTTTTCGGTGAAATACTAGAAAAACAATTGTTACTGAAGAACATAATAACTTCTGAAGAATGGTCACAAATAAGAGACAAAGTTCATTATAAGTTTGAAAAGGATCATTACTATACAGAATTCAAACAACAAGAAACAATGACCCAAAGAGTTGATCTTGCCAGAAACATGGAAGAATATGTCGGTAATTATTATTCTAGAGAATATTTTAGAAAGAACATTCTAAGACAGTCAGAAGAAGAAATAAGAACCGAAGATGTACAGATAGAAAAAGAGAAAAAAGAGGGTGATTTTGATGGTGATATGACCATTGATGATGTTTAAAGTGTAAATAATGTTTATAAATATTAATAGATAATTTTTTGGAGATAAAAAATGGCAGAACAACCAGCACAAAAAGAATTTAAAGCTGTAGACATTGTAGATTTTGCGATGAATTCACAACCAATAAAAGTAAACGATGCTTTTGATTCAATCATAGCAGATAAAGTAATGAATTCTTTAGCAACAAGAAAACAAGAAGTTTCTGCTAGTATGTTTCAGGATAAAATAGAAATTCAACCAGAAGTAGAAGCACAACCAATGGAGACACAATGAAACTATTAGCAGCAAAAACTGCCACAACTGCCACCGAATTAAGTTTGGGTAAAGCAACATCTGTTGCAGTTTATTGCTCAGCTGTTTCAATCATTTCAGTAGTTGAAAATGATGGAACTGAAGGAGGAACGGGCGGAACGGTTCAGGGTTCTATTACTTTACCTGCGGCGTCAGTAACAGTAATTAATAAAGATCCTGACCAATTTATACTAGCAAATGTAACAAATGGTACTTACACAGTAGTAGCGTCAACTGGTATATAATGAAATCGTTTAAAGAGTTTAGATCATCAATAGGTTTTCCTGTAACCGAGAAAAAAGTAGAAGAGGTAATACGGTCAAAAAAACCTTTGGGTGAAGATGTTATAGACCAACTAAGAAGTATAGTAAAAAAGAAAAAAGAATCGAATATAACTTTCAAATCTGGAACATCTGTACCAATTGATGCAGATTCAGCAAAAACTATTCTGAAGACATTCGATTCACTAAATAGTAGTAATAAGAAAAAAACACAAGACAACATGAACAAAGATACAAAATCATTCATGAAAGTCTTAGATTTTGCATTTAATAACAAAGGGTAGGTCAAAATGAAATTAATTTGCGAGTTACAAGAAGCCGTGGATTATGAACTAGTTGAAGCAAGTTCCGATAAACCTAAGCAGTATTTTATCGAAGGTATTTTTATGCAATCGGAAACGAAAAATAAAAACGGAAGAATATATCCTTTGGGCGTTCTAGAAAAAGAAGTAAAACGTTATGTGAAAGAATACGTTGAACCAAAACGTGCATTTGGAGAGTTAGGTCATCCTGACGGTCCTACTGTTAATTTGGATCGTGCTTCTCATATGATTACTTCTTTGGTAAAAGAGGGGTCTAACTTTGTTGGTCGAGCAAAAATACTCGATACACCAAATGGAAAAATAGTAAAGAGTTTTATTGATGAAGGTTGCAAGTTGGGTGTTTCCTCAAGGGGAATGGGAACTTTGAAATCAGAATCAAAAGACAAAGCACAAATCGTTCAAAGCGATTTTTATCTTGCAACCGCTGCAGACATTGTTGCTGATCCATCCGCTCCAAATGCTTTCGTTGAAGGTATTATGGAAGGTAAAGAATGGGTTTGGGATAATGGATTACTAAAGGAACAAGATATAGAAAGAGCGAAGAAAATTATTGAAGCAGCTCCTTCAAAACAACTTGAAGAAATTAAGTTGAGAGAATTCACCAAATTAATGTCTAATTTATGATTATTATAAATATTAACACGAACCAATTTACTATAAATTTTTAGGAGTTTTCAAATGAGTAACGAAGAAATTACAAACCAAGATGAAGTTCTGGAAGAAGTAGAACAACAGGATGAACTTGTTGAAACTCCAGAAGAAGAAGTTCAAGAAGAAGAAGTTCAAGAAGAAAAAATAGAAGAAGTCAAAATGCCTTCTACTAAATCGGGAATGATTAAAGCTCTTTTTGATGCTGTTAATGGTATGAAAAAAGAAGAAGTCACCGCTAAGTGGAAATCTTTAATGGATGTTGCTGAAGCAGAAGATTTAGGTGGACCAACCCCAACTGATTCTGACAACGAAAAAGATGAAGTCGGTAAAAAGAAAAAGAAGATAAAAGCATCTGACCTTCCAGAAATCAATGTCAAAGAAGACATCGAAGCACTTGTTCAAGGTGAAGAACTTTCTGAAGAGTTTAAGTCTAAAGCATCTACAATTTTTGAAGCCGCTGTTTATCAGAAAGTTATGGAAACGGTAACAAAGAAGACCGAAGAACTGGAAGAAGAATATTCTAAGAATCTTCAAGAAGAAATCATTTCCTTTAGGGATGAGTTGACAGAAAAAGTTGACGGATACTTGAACTATGTTGTTGAAGAATGGATGAAAGAAAACGAACTTTCTCTCGACAGTTCACTTAGAAGTGAAATTACAGAAGAGTTTATTGGTGGATTGAAAGGTCTTTTCCAAGAACATTACATCGAAGTTCCAGAAGAAAAAGTAGACATGGTTGAAAACTTATTTGACCGTGTTGAGGAATTAGAAACCAAATTAAATGGCAAAATCGAAGAGAACGTCAAAGTTACAAACGAACTTAACGAATATCGCAAAAATAAGATTGTCGAAGAAATTAGCAATGACCTTGCTGATACACAATCCGAAAAATTGAAAGAACTTACAGAAGGTGTTTCAATGGAAGAAGGCGATGTCGAAGATTTTGAAAGTAAAGTAAAACAGATTAAGGAAAGTTATTTTCCTAGTCAAGTTAAAAAGGATGAAGTTATTAGTGAAGACAGTGTTAGTTCAGAAGAACAAGAGGAAACTCCTGTTAAGATGAACAACATCATGGAAGCATATAGTAAAGCTATTGCTCGGTAATTAAATATTACAATTTTTTTAATCCATATTATAGGAGTTAAATAATATGAAACTAGAACAAAATTTATCTGAAAAGTGGGCTCCAGTTTTGGATCATCCAGATCTTCCTAAGATCACGGATAGTCACAAACGTGCCGTTACAGCTATGTGTCTTGAGAACACAGAACACCAATACGTTCAAGATCAAGCAATGCAAGGTCAATCTGGTTTATTGTCGGAAGCAACACCAACAACAATCAACGCTTTGACATCCACTAACCCATCTTTGGGTGGTGTTGCTGGAAACCCAGTACAAACAACAGCGTTCAACTTTGCAGATCCAGTTTTGATCTCAATGGTTCGACGTGCTATGCCTCAGTTAGTTGCATATGACGTTTGTGGTGTACAACCAATGTCTGGACCAACAGGTCTTATTTTCGCACTCAAAAGTCGTGTTAATACAATGGCCGGTGCTGAAATGCCTGGTGTTAATGCTGATACAGTTGCAAGTGAATCTGGAACAGCTAATACTGGTGATACAGTCAAGACGCCTGGTCTTTTGATCACGGCCGCTGACGGAACTGGTCAAACAGGAACAGAATTTGCTGCTTCAAGTGCTCTGGAAACAGACGGTGGTGAAGGTAATATTGCTGGTGAAATGTCCTTCTCAATAGAGAAGATTTCCATCGCTGCAGGAACACGTGCCCTCAAAGGTTCGTATTCTATGGAATTAGCACAGGATTTACGTGCTGTTCATGGATTGGATGCAGAAGCAGAACTTGCTAACATCCTATCTAGTGAAATTCTAGTTGAGATCAACCGAGAAGTAATTCGGAAGATTTACATCAACGCTGCTGTTGGTGCTCAAATTGGAACTACAACTGCTGGAATTTTTGACCTTGACACCGATTCTAATGGTCGTTGGATGGTTGAAAAATTCAAAGGTCTGATGATGCAGATTGAAAAAGATGCTAACCAGATTGGAAAAGACACACGTCGAGGAAAAGGAAATATCCTTATGACCTCTTCAGATGTTGCTTCCGCACTTCAAATGGCAGGAATGTTGGATTATGCTCCAGCAATGAGTACTGACATTAATTCAGACACATCTTCTTCTACGTTTGCTGGTGTTCTTAATGGTCGATATAAAGTTTATGTTGATCCTTATGCCGATGCTCACGCACAAGAATTTTATTGTGTTGGTTACAAGGGTGATTCACCTATGGATGCTGGTGTATTCTACTGTCCTTACGTTCCTCTTCAGATGGTTCGTGCAGTTGATTCATCTAGTTTTCAACCACAAATCGCTTTCAAGACACGTTATGGTTTAGTTGCTAATCCATTTGCTGAAAATGCGGCTACTTCAACTGGTCGTATTACTGGTGACTTGACATCGAATCCTCACTTGAACGTTTATTACAGAAAAGCTTCAATTTCAAACTTGATGTAATTCGTTCCCTACATATAGTAGGATTTCAAAAGGGAGTAGAGAAATCTGCTCCCTTTTTTTGTTTGTAGTCATTTTCTTGTGAGAATAAAATGTTGATAGTGATAGGTAATGGTTATTCTAAAACCATTTCTGATGTAAACCTCTTCAAAAATCATACTACATACGGTTGTGATTACATTCACAAAAGATTCATTCCTGACAATTTAATTAGTGAAAATATCCAAATTCTTGTCGAACTTGTCACTAATGGATACACCAAAAAACACGTTTGTCATTTTAGGAATTTTACTCTCATTCCAAGTTTTCATTATGATATGATGAAACAATCTACGGATAAGAGAATGAAAATTGCAGAGAACGAACCAACTACAGAAAATTTTATACAATTTGCCCATGAAGGAGTGATGTATTTTCTCTGGATAGATTCTAACGATTTGACAAAAAACATTGATTGGTGGGGAAATGAATATGATGATTGGATTACTGAAACAGTTGCTCTAAGAATAGCTTGTCTGGAAAATCCAAACGAAACATTTTATTGTGTGGGATATGACTATTTCCACAGTCAAACTAGTTCTGGTGTTTATCTCAGTTCTTCTACGAATGTTTCCGATTCAGAGAGTCGAGATTGGATTGGTCAACATAGAAAAATAGAAGAAGAGTTTCCAAATTGCAGCTTTGTGTTTGTTGGTAAAGATATCGGATATCCTGAGTTTGAAAAAATGTTACATAAATAGTAATATAATAAGAAAAGGAATCTATGTCAGCATCAAATAAAGTACCAGACAATTTAAATTATCTTTCCAACATCAGCTTTCGATTATCGATGGAGGATGCACCACATCTTACTTGGTTTTGTCAATCAGTAAATGTGCCAGGCGTTTCTATCGAAGCAATTGATCTGGTCACACCATTTGCAAATATACCATACGCTGGAGGTAACGTTTCCTTTGAGGAATTGTCAGTGACCTTCATAGTCGATGAACATCTTAAAAATTGGATTGAAATTTATGATAGATGTATTGCGTTAGGTTTGGCTGAAGGTCACGAAAAATATAGATTACTTCAAGGAAAGTCAGATTTAACCCCTAGAGGTGGAACAGTATCCACTATCGTTTTATCTATTTTGACAAGTGCAATGAATCCACAAATGGAATTTCATTTCTACGAAGCATTCCCTATATCAATATCTTCCTTAGATTTCAGTAGTGCTGCTACTGACGTTGAATATTTTACTGCTACAGCAACATTTCGTTACACTAACTATGAGATAAAAAACTTATTGAATAACTAAAATTATGGAACTTGAAAAAATTATGTTGATGTGGGAAGAAGATGCTCACATTGATGACAAAGACTTGGATAATGAGTCTCTAAACATACCCAATGTACACCAAAAATATCTAGACATCTATTCTAAAGAGAAACGAAAAATGAGTGATCTTGAAACTCATTGGAAAGTCCTTTTTCAACAACGATGGGAAGTTGTCATTTCTAAAAACGGAAAGGCTCCAGACCATAATATTAGAGTATCGAAGACAGAGTTAGAACGCCACTATGTCGGAGCAGATGAGGTCTTACAGAAGGCTGAAAAGATTATGAACGAACAGAAAAGTAAAGTCGAGTATCTGAAATCTGTTCTTTCTATGATTGAGAATAGAAGTTTTCATATTAATAATGCAATTAATTGGAGAAAATTTGTTGCAGGTCTTGGATGACCACTCAGATATTGATGGAAAAGGATACTGAGGTATTCGTTAGACTTATTTGTGAGCCTCATGTGAAAATGGAATTGAATCACTATTTTCGATTCAGACCAAATGGTTATCAATTCATGCCCATGTTCAGAAGAAAAAAATGGGATGGATATGTTTACCTTTTCAATATGGATAGCAATCGAATTTATGCTGGTCTCAAACCAGAAATAAGTAGATTTGCTGATGACAGAGAATATGAACTTATAGATAATACAGGAGAGATTCTTGAACCAATCTCCAATGACGATTATTTTAAATTTCTTACATCATTTCCTTGTGAATATAAACTAAGAGATTATCAAAGTCTTGCAGTCAGACACTCAATTGATAAAAAAAGGTGTGTGTTATTATCACCAACTGCATCGGGAAAATCTCTTATAATTTACTATCTGATACGATACTACTTACCTGAAAAAGCTTTGGTTATTGTTCCAACACTTTCTCTGGTGAGTCAAATGTATTCTGATTTTGAGGCCTATGCAAAGGCTGACAATACGTTTGAGGTCGAAAATTTCGTCCACAAGATTTATGGTGGTCAAGAAAAACAGACAGACAAACCAATTATTGTTTCAACGTGGCAGTCACTTTATGAACTGGAAAAAGATTTCTTCAGCGATTTTCGTTTAGTGATAGGAGATGAAGCACACCTTTACAAAGCTCGTTCTCTTACTAAGATATTAAAAAATCTGGAAAATACTCCTTATCGAATTGGAACTACTGGAACACTAGACGGAGTAGAGGTACATAAATTAATATTAGAGGGGTTATTCGGTACAATAAAGAAAATAACCACTACAAAAGAACTTATCAAGAACAAGACTATATCATCGATTGATATAAATTGTCTTATTTTAAAATATAATAAAAAGGAACGTGCCATTGTATCAAAAATGAACTATCAAGAAGAGATAGATTTCATAGTGGGTCATTCAGAACGAAACAAGTATATTTGTAATCTTGTAAATAGTCTGAGCGGAAACACATTAGTTCTATTTCAATTGATAGAGAAACACGGTAACATTCTACATTCAATACTAGAAGAAATTGTTGATTCTTCTAGGAAAATCTTTTTTGTTTATGGAGGAACAGATGCAGATTCAAGAGAAAAAGTCAGAGAACTTGTCGAAAAAGAAAAAGATGCTATTATCTGTGCAAGTTATGGTGTATACAGTACCGGCATCAATATTCGGAACATTCATAACATTGTTTTCGCTTCTCCTTCTAAGAGTCGTATTAGAAATTTACAGTCAATAGGTAGAGGGTTGAGGAAGTCAGAGACTAAAGATTCAGCGAGACTTTATGATATTTCAGACGATCTAACTCACAATGATAGGAAAAATTATACACTAAACCATTTTTCAGAAAGAATAAAGATTTATAGTTCTGAACAATTTCCTTATAAAATCTATGTAATATCACTCAAAGGATAATATGGCATCAAGAAAATATATCAAACTTTCAACAGGAGAAGAAATTCTGGCTGTGTATTTGAAACCAACCGATGGGTTTTTTAATCTGAAACACCCAGTGCAAATAACTCATGTGTTTGAAAAAGACGAAGAAGGAGTTCGTTTTACAAAATGGATACCTTACACAGATGATGAAATAATTCCTGTATCTACGAAGTATGTGGTGACAATGACCAGCCTGTCCAAAAAGATGTCAAAGATATATGATGAAATACTAGATGAACAAGAAAACAGAGATATGGATTCATTTGAGGTTACAAGTATGTTAGTCAATTAGTAATTCAGTACTACCTTCATCTCAAACCCACCAGAGTTAATATACCAGATACGGAGAAATTAGTCAAGTCTTTTTTAACAGAATAACAAAAAAATAACACTTGACTTTATCGATATAACTTGTTATAATAGTATATTATTAACAATTACCACTAAAGGATTCATATGGCTAGACCACGAACAAAACAACATTATGTAGACAATGAAAAGTTTTTAATAGTCATGGGAGAATATAGAGGTGAATATCTCAAGTCAGTCGATGACGGAGATGAACGTAAACCTCAACTACCAGATTACGCAGGTGAATGTTTCCTCAAAATAGCAGAAAGATTATCTCATAGACCCAATTTTATAAACTATGCATTTCGTGAAGAAATGGTAAGTGATGGAATAGAAAATTGTGTGATGTACGCAAGTAATTTCAATCCTGAGAAATCCAAAAATCCATTTGCTTATTTCACACAGATAATATATTACGCCTTCCTAAGAAGAATCGAAAAAGAAAAGAAACAACTTTATATAAAATACAAACAAATGGATGCTCATAATTCCATCGAAGACAATTCAGATATGGAAAATATGACTGTTGGTGAACAGAGTGGTATAGCCGCAGGAGCAACCTTGATGACAGTTGATAAACAGGCTAATATCTATGATTTCATTTATCAGTTTGAGGAAAAGAAAAGAGCGAAAAAGAAACCTAAAGTGGTGTCGAAGAAAAAAGATGATGCAATTTTGGAATTATCTCCCCTTACTTCTTTTATGAGAGCTTGTGCATGAAGATAGCTTTGCTGACAGACACACATTTCGGTGCTAGAAATGATAGTCTCCTATTCCTAGATTTCTTTCGTAAGTTCTATGAAAATATATTCTTCCCTACTCTGAAAGAGAGAGATATCACCGATGTAATACATTTGGGTGATGTGGTTGATAGACGGAAATTTATCAACTTCAAGACGCTCAATTCGATGAAAGAAATATTGTTTCATCCTTTAGAAGAAATGGGTGTAAACACTAAACTCATTGTTGGCAACCACGACATTTATTATAAGAACACTCTCAAAGTAAATTCGATGGAAGAACTGACAAGAGGAATGAACAATGTTTCGGTTTATTCAGATCCTTGTGAAGTGTCTCTGACAAAAGAACATAAGGTATTGTTTGTGCCTTGGATGTGTGCAGATAATGAAGATGCAACAAAAGAACTAATTGAAAAGACAAGAACTAAAGCAGCATTTGGTCATCTACATTTAGAAGGCATAGAAATGAACAAGGGTTCTTTTAGTATGGATGGATATCCCTCAACGATGTTTAAGGCATTCCAAAGAGTATTTTCTGGTCATTTTCATCATCGTTCTACTACTGGAAATATCACATATCTTGGAAATCCTTATGAAATAACATGGAGCGATTATAACGACAAAAGAGGATTTCATATCTATGATACAGAAACAATGGAAACAGAGTTTATAGAAAATCCATATTCGATGTTTCATAAGATATATTACAACGATGAGAAAAATGATTATGGTGATCTCTCAAAATATGAAGATACTTATGTAAAAATAATTATTGAAAATAAAAACAATAATTATATGTTTGAAACTTTGATGGATAAGTTGGTTGATGCTGGAACTAGTAATATTTCGGTAGTAGATAATCTTTTTGATATGGAAGATTTGGGAGATGATATAGATGGAATTGAGGATGTTGAAGATACAATGAGTGTAATCAAAAATTGTGTAAATGGATTACAAATGGAAAATAAAGAAGATTTGAATAAATTGATGCAAGACCTTTACAGTGAAGCTTTGACAATGGAAACGGTATAATGAACAGACAAGAACGAAGACGAGCAGAAAGAGATGCTAAAAAAGAAAAAGGAAACTCGAATCCGTTACTATTACAAATGCCATTAAAAATGATACAGCCTTGGTCTGTTCCAGTGATGCATACGAAATTGCCAGATGAAATCCTACAAAAAATGATTGATATTAGTGACCTTGTAATTGATGATGAAAAATCTTTAAGTCATGGTCATAATCTTGCTGGACAAATAGAAACAGAACTGTTAGTAGACCATGAAATTTTGAAGAATGATGGAGTATTTGAATTTTTTCACGATGTAATTCAACAATATGTAATTCAGATAAAATGTCAACAATATCCATTTAATGTAGAACAAGTTCAGAAGGAAAATTGGTTAGTTCAAATGTTATCAATGTGGGTAGTTTCTCAACAACCAAATGAATATAATCCTATTCATATACATACTCAATGTCAACTTTCTTGTGTGATGTATCTCAAAGTTCCAAAATTTGCACCGGCCAAAAAAAACCACCGAGATATGGATGATGGTGCTATTACTTTTGTGTCAAATTCTTCAAACGATACGGAGTTATCTCAACCTTCATTAACAATGAGACCTACAGTCGGTGATTTTTTTATTTTTGGGGCCAAACAACTACACATGGTATATCCTTATCGTTGCGAAGAAGGTGACACTGAACGCAGGAGTATTTCGTTCAATGCTTTATTTCAATCCCAATCAGATTATAACAAAACTCAAAAGGAAAAGAAAGTATGACAAATTATTCTCAAGATGAAGATGATAGAAAAAGAGACAGACAGGAACGAGCTGATAGAGTGAATGTGTTCACCAAAGAACGAAATCGGACTCAATCAGTTGAAATTGGTAAAGATGAAACACCCCACACAGCAGTTGATATAGAACTTTCAGATGAAGATTTTATGGGGGTTGCTCTTCAGGCACATGAGAGAGATATTACCTTTAACAAGATGGTCAATATTATTTTGAAAGATAGTATAAAACAAGCAGAACATAAATTTGAACATGGCAATAAACCACAGCTTCTTAATGAGGGTAAGTGATAATTTTTAAAAAAATCTCTTGGAGTAATTTTCTAAGCACAGGAGATGTTCCTACAACTGTCTTTTTCGATAGGTCTCCCACAACTCTTATTATCGGCGAAAATGGTTCAGGAAAATCAACAATTTTAGATGCTCTTACTTTCGGATTATTCGGCAAAGCTTTCCGTAACATCAACAAATCTCAATTAGTAAATACCATCAATGAAAAAAAGTTGATGGTTACAATTGATTTCACTATCGGTAATAAGAATTTTACTGTTCGTAGAGGTGTCAAACCAAATGTATTTGAGATACTGCAAGATGGTAAGATGTTTGACCAATTGGCAAACAATCGTGATTATCAAGAATATTTAGAAAAGGTAATTCTCAAATTGAATTACAAATCTTTCACTCAGATTGTCGTTTTGGGTAGTTCTACATTTGAACCATTCATGCAACTCAAACAATCAGACCGTAGAACAATCGTTGAAGACCTACTTGACATTCAGATATTTTCTGCTATGAATATTCTGCTCAAGGTAAAGAATTCTGAGTTGAAAACGAATACAAATGATAATGAAAATAAGAGAGAGTTGAATGTATCCAAAACAAAGATTCAAAAGAACTATATCGAAAGACTCAAAGATGACAATCAATCCGATATTTTGAAAAAAGAATCAGACATTTCAAATTTTGAAGACCAAAAAACAACTGCTATCGAATCTCTCACCACATACCATAATGACATCGGCACATTGACCAATAAACTTATTGCCGAGGATAAAGTTCAAACAAAAAATTCTGAGTTTGGAAATCTCCAAAATCAAATTGAAATCAAACTAAAGCAAGAACAAAAAGAAGTCAAGTTCTATGAAAAGAATTCGACTTGTTCAACTTGTAAACAGAACATAGATGATGAGTTCAAAGAAGAAAAAATTACCAGTTTGTCTACCAGCATTACAGAAAAAGAAAATGGATTGGGAAAAATATCAACTGAAATTGAACAACTAAGAATACAACTTGATGAATTTCGTAACATTGCTAGACAGATTTCAGAAAAAAACAATCAATTGTCAGCTGCCAAATCTCAAATTCAATCGTTAGAAAATAATATTGATAGAACAAAAAGTGACATCAATGAATTAAAAGATAAGAAAAAACTTGACAATTCCGAGTTAAATGTGTTACAATTATTAGAGAGTGAATTTGAAGAGTTACAAAAAGATTATGA